TTTACGCCATCATCACAGGTCGCACGCATGGATTTTGATTTTTATTTGCGTGGATCAAGTTATGAGCGAGCGCAAGTTTATGAAATATTAAATCGCATTGGCGTAATGACCGCTGATGAAATTAGACAAATGGAGGACATGGCACTATGAAACTAACAACACCAATGCAGATCACCGCAGCTGATTCTGAAGCCAGGACAATTTCTGGTCGAATTGTTGCGTTCAATGAAACTGCAAATGCCAGCACTGGCAAAGTAATGTTTGCAAAAGGCAGCATTGCTCCTAAAGATGTTTTTCTAAACCTGGAACATGACCGCACCCGCAGAATTGGCAAAACATTAAGCATGAATTTAAATGCAGATAAATCAATCGATGCAACCTTTAAAATTGCAAAAACTACCGCAGGCAATGATGCATTGGAGGAAGCCGCATCAGGACTGAGGGATGGATTTTCAATTGAATTGGCCGTCAATGATTATGAAATGCAAAAAGATGGCACAATGAAAGTTTTATCAGGTGAATTGACAGGTGTTGCATTAGTTACTGAGCCAGCAGTTAAATCTGCAAAGGTTTCAGATGTTGCAGCAACCGAAGGAGAAAATTCTGAAGCGGAAAAAAATTCTGAATCAGATCAAACAAATACAAAGGAGAACGCAGTGACCGACAATCAAGCCGTTGAGCCTGCTGCACCAACTGAATCAGTTGATGTTGCATCAGCAGTTCAAGCGACATCAGCACCAGTCGCATACACAAAACCCCGCTCACCAATTGTGGACAAACACACTTATTTGGAGCATTTTTTAAAAGCAAACGTTTTAGGTGATGAGGATTCACGCATTTATGTGCGTGCAGCCGATAACACCACATCAACTGCACCAGGTATGGTGCCAACACCTCAATCAGTTCAGGTTATCAATGCACTAGCAAATGGTGATCGTGGAATGATTGATGCGTTAAGCCGTGAGGCATTAGTTACTGAGGGCATGACATTTGAATTGCCAAAGGTGACCGCAGTGCCAACCGTGGCAAACGTTGCAGAAAATGCAGCCGTTACTGAATCATCACTATCAGCCACATTTTTATCAGTGCCAGTGCAATCATTTAAAGGCCGTGCAATTACGACCGTTGAATTGATTGACCGCAGTCGGCCTGAATACATTGCAGCCTTATTGCAGAATTTAGAATTTGCTTATGCGAAAGTTACTGATGAATTTGCAGTTGGCACAATTCAAGCAGCTGGCCAACAGACTGCCGTCAATGCAAACACTGCAACAGGATTTTTGGCATATACATCACAAGCCGCAGCAGCGGTTTATGGTTCATCATTAGGATTTGCACAAAACCTGGTTGTATCTCCAGGACAATGGGCAAACATCATGGGTTATAATGACAATGGAACACCGCTTTACAACGCAGCGAATCCATCAAACCAGGCTGGACTTGCAACTGCTGGTTCATTGCGTGGCCGTGTATCTCCAGGGCTTGATCTTTATGTGAGCCGATCAATTGGCAATGCTGGTGGATCGACATCAACTGGTGATTTTTCAATGGTCACAATCAATCCAAATGCATGGACATGGTATGAATCTCCACGCTTTACATTACGCACCGCAATTCAATCTGATGGAACGGTTGATTTGCTTTATTATGGTTATGCAGCAATTGCTCCAAAAATTCCATTTGGTGCATGCTGGAATCAGACCTGATAAAAAATTAAGTCATGGGTAATGGTCGCTCCCGAACATTGCCCAGCCGAATGAAAGGATTTGCTAATGCCCATCATTGATGCTGATGATTTACGTGCCGTGCTGGGCGTTAGCGATTCCCTATATTCTGATGGTTATTTGGATCAGATTATTGCAAGTGCTGAATCAATTTGTTTGCCACTACTGACCCAAAATGCATCGGCCATTGATTCTTATCAAATCAAATCAAATGTCATTTATTTTTACACGATCCGCCCCAATTTTTTTGTAGAGGGTCAATCAGTTATCGTGACTGGTTGTGGTGACCTTGATGCAACATACAGCGCCAATGCCCGAACATTGGATGCGTATATGTTTGCAGCATCCGTCAATGAGGCTGATTCAGTGGTCACACCAGTCATCCCCGCTGGCCTTGCCGTGCTTGATGGGTCGAGTGCGGCAGAGATTTACGCAACCAATGATGCAGTTAAAAATGCTTTATTGGGTTTAAGCACCGACATTTTCCAGGCAATTATTGCCCCTGGATCACAAATTGAGGGTGTGGATTTTGCTCAAACAATTTATCGGACAGGCCGTGCAATGATCAATCGCCAATTTGGATTGTTAGCACCATTCATTGATGTTGAAACAATTGCCCAATGAGTGCATCAATCAATGAGGTTCGCAACAGTTTAGCCACTGCATTAGGTGCAATTGGTGCAACAGTTTATGGATGGGTTCCCGAAGCAATAATCCCTCCAGCATGTGTAATTATTCCAGATTCACCCTATTTGGAATCAACGCTAATTTCAAAATCATCAGTAAGTGTCAAAATCAATTTTACGATTTCAGCTGCCGTGGCCTATAACTCAAACCCTGGTGCATTAGATAATTTGGAAACATTAGTAATTCAAATTTTGGGAGCAATGCCTGATGGATATGTGGTTGGCGATGTTCAACGCCCAACCATTACAAACGTGAACACCTCATCGCTTTTAATTGCGGACATTTCAGTCAGCACTTATTACAATCAAGATCAACCATAGGAGAAAAAATGCCAACTACAATCATAACTGGCCGTGACATCACATTCACCATTGCAGGTGATTCATATGATGCCCAGGCAACTAGCGCAACCTTAACCATTGCATCCACAATCAACACTTATCAAACATTGGATGGCAAGGCTTATTACACCACTGACACCCAGGGCACATTTGCAGTGGAGATGTTGGCCGATTGGCCAGCAGGCGGATCATTATGCAATGCATTATGGACTGCCGCAGAATCCGCTCCAAATACACCATTAGCAGTTTCATTCACTGCTGCAAGCGGATCAACATTTACATTTGATGTGCAACCAATTTTCCCATCAGCAGGCGGCACCGCACCTGATGCACAAACGGTTTCATTGTCATTCACTTGCGTGACAACACCTCAACTATAAAAAAGAATCGGGAGCAGCAAAATGAAACTACCAATTAAAATTGAATATGGAAACGGGGAAACCGAAACCTATATTGCCCAGCCACCTGAGTGGGCAAAATGGGAGCGTGAAACTGGAAACATAATTAGCCAAGCCCAGGAAAAAATTGGGATTAGCGATTTATTGTTTTTGGCTTATCACGCCATGAAGCGATCGACCACAAAACCAATCAAACCATTTGAAGCCTGGTGCGATGGTGTGGTCGATGTAACCGTGGGGGTGGATAACCCAAAAGATACGAGCGGGGCAGTCTAAACCGCTTATTGGTTGAGTTGGCAATTGCCACGCACATTCCAATGAGTGAATGGGAAACCGCTGAACAAATTTTGACAGCAGTCGAGATATTGGAGCAGCAAAATGGCAACTGATTTGATCACTTATGATAAAGGCGAATTGCGCTCAATCATGAAAGCATTTGGAGCCATGAGTGATGAAGCGGTTACCCAGGCCAAAAAAACATCCAGTGCATTGGCTGAATATTTGCAACGCAAAATTATTGATGCATCGGGTTCAACAGATAATCGAGCCGATGATCGAATTGCATCAGGTTCCAGAGTTAGCAAAACCAGCAAAATTGGTGAAATTAGTTTTGGATTTGCATCTCAAAAATTTAGTGGCGGTGCAACCACGCAACAATTGTGGGGCGGTTATGAATTTGGATCAAACAAGTTTAAACAATTCCCAAGTTGGTCAGGCAGATTCGGCCGGGGTTCCCGTGGTTGGTTTATTTATCCGACACTAAGAGCAAATCAACCTTATGTAATTGATCAATGGGAATCCGCATTCGATAAAATAGTAAAGGAGTGGTGAAATGGCTACGGGTTCACGCACTTTAAAACTTGCAATTTTAGCTGAAACCAAGCAACTAACCGACAATCTAAAATCAGCCGAAAAAGATGTGCAAACATTTGGCGACAAAATGGGCGATGTTGGTAAAAAAGTTGGGTTGGCATTTGCCGCAGCAGCCGCAGCAGCAGCCGCCTATGCAGTCAAAATTGGCATTGATGGCGTTAAATCAGCCATTGAGGATGAAGCCGCACAATTGAGATTGGCCAGTGCGTTAAAAACTGCAACTGGTGCAACCGATGATCAAATCAAAGCGACTGAGGATTATATTTCAAAAACTCAATTGGCCACTGGCGTTGCCGATAATGATTTGAGAAATGCATTCCAGAGATTATCAGTTACCACTAAAGACGTTAATTCATCTCAAAAATTATTAAATTTGGCATTGGATGTTTCAAAGGGCACTGGAAAAGATTTGGCAACCGTAACTGAAGCATTGGCGAAATCCTATGAAGGCCAAGATGCAAAATTGGCAAAATTAGGCATTGGTTTGTCAGCAGCTGATTTAAAGGCAATGGACTTTACACAAACCCAAATTGCATTGAGCAATCTTTATGGTGGAGCGGCATCACGTAATGCCGAAACATTCCAGGGCAGAATTGATCGATTAAAACAGGGATTTGATGAAGCAAAAGAATCAATTGGCACCGCATTGCTCCCAATCATTGAGCGGTTTATTGGTTATTTATTTGAATATGGCGTGCCGATTGTGAACAAATTCAAGGATGGTTGGGAAACCGTTAAAACTGCAATTGATAACAATCGAGAAAATTTTCAATCATTTATTGATTTAATGCAGGATTATGTTTTGCCAA